CAACGAAATCAGTTTGGATCTATGCATGCTAGTCACATCCCCACAGGTGGCATGGCAGTCAAGTTCTTTTCTTCCACGGTCATTAAGTTATGGTCGTCTGAAGCTGAGGCTAATGCTATTAAGGCTGGCGTTAAAGTTGGCGACAAGATTATCGAGCAAAGAGTCGGAAGGCCAGTTAACTGGATTGTTGATTACAACAAACTCGGCCCCCCAAATTTATCGGGACAGTACGACTTTTATTACCAAGGGGACACTCTCGGTGTAGATCGTGTTGGAGAAACTTTAGATGTTGCAGAAATGGTTGGAGCAGTTGAAAAGGGTGGCGCATGGTATACAGTAAATGGAGAGCGTTTTCAAGGACGTGCAAAGGCTGTCGCATACTTGCGAGAAAATCCAGATGTTGTAGACAGCTTAGTAGGAGAAATAAATGCCAAATCTTAATGAGTTTCTTAATAAAAAAGATGAAGCGGTAAGCGATAAGCCTTACGACTTAGAGTATTTAAATGGAGTCAGAGGTTGCTCTAAATGTGACGAAGATGTTCCTGGTGCACACTGGGATCCAATTGAGCTAGTAATGTCATGGAGATGCTCTAAAGGACATGAAACTATATTTAAGGTAGGATAATGTCAGAGAGATCAGAAGTTAAAAGAGATGGCGCTAAAGCACAAAAGAATAGCGGGCGGGGAGATTACCAAAAAGGTGATGCCCAGTGGAAGCAGTTCTTAGTAGATTATAAAGAAGCATCCTCTTCTTTTACATTAAACAAGCCTGTATGGTCTAAAATCTGTACAGACACATTTAAAGTAAATAGAGACATGCATCCAGCGCTAAAGATTATAATTGGAACAGATGCCAAGGTCCGTCTTGGTATTATTGAATGGGCAGTTCTAGAAGAATTGATCCAGTTTTGGGAGGAAAATCATGGTTAATTTTACATTTGGTTTGCTACTAGGATACATGATGGGTATGGCCGTTCAGTATTATGTTAGCAAGGTAGACAAGGAGATTAAAGATGACAGAGGATAAAAATACCCTAGAGCTTATTAGTAATATAACTGAGTTTAATGATCTTCATGAATTTATGCAGGATGAGCACCTAGATAAAGCGCTTGCAATTGTGGTAAAATTGTTAATGAACCCAGACGTTCCTTCAGCAAAAGCACCACATTTAATTATGGAGCTACAGGCTATGTCTACAAAGTTTGCTGTGCTTGCATCTGTATATTCTACAATTGCTAAGGACAAGGCTGGAACAGCTAATAACAATAAAAAGAACATTTATTATTCAGTAAAGGAGTCCATAGACAAACTTGTAGATGCACTTAAGTATGTCGTTAGGTATAACTCATGAATTGGTTGCAGGCTTCAATAATCTTTGGCCCAGTTTTAATTTTACTTATAGCGTTTTGGAAGGATATTAAATAATGGCTAGAGATATTGTAAAGAATTTAAAGTTTAAAAAGCATACTGGTAAGCACTTTGATCCAGAGCTGTTTGCTAATCTGCTTGATGAGTCATATCGTAACACTAAACGTGCTGATGGAGACATGACAAAAAAATCATTTAGCCCTAGCTCTTTAGGCTATGGTCATGGAACATGTCCTAGATATTGGTACATGGCATTTAGTGGTGCAATGTTTATTGATGATAACGATGCTGTTGCTGTTGCTAATATGGCTCAGGGAACACAGGCCCACGAGAGACTACAAAAGCTTATTTCCACAATGCCGCAGTTTGTTTCAGAAGAAGAAGAAATTACTAATGAGTATCCTCCCATTCGTGGATTCATTGACTTGATCATGGAGTACGACGGAGAAACTGTCATCGGTGAAATTAAGACAGCTAAGCAAGAGGTTTGGGATACAAGGCAAGCAGAGATGAAGTCTTCTCCTAACCACATGTTACAACTACTTACATACATGAAGCTGAAGAACGCAAAAGAAGGATTCTTTTTGTATGAGAATAAGAATACTCAAGAAATTCTTATCATCCCAATATCCATGAATGACAAGAATAAAAAGATTATTGAAGATACATTTATATGGATGCAAGAAGTTTGGGATAATTTTCAAAGTGGGGATCTACCTATGCGTCCTGCAGGTGCAACTAAGTCTAAAATGCCATGCACATATTGTCCAGTCAAAAAAGAATGTTATGCTAAAGATGGACAGGTTGGTACAGTTCAGATAGAACTATACGAGGTCCCTAAGATATGATTTGCGGGAACAAAGAGTGTGCTATAGAGTTTAATCCAAAAACTCATAACCAAAAGTATTGCTCTGATGAATGTTGCCGTGTTGCAACTAATCGTAGAATAATGGAAAAGTATTACGAAAAGAAAGCAATTAGAAATGGTGCTCACAGATCCTGCAAGAAATGTGACTCTAAACTAAGTAGATACAACCAGTCTCTATTATGTGCTTCCTGTGAAAAGGTAAGCAATGCAAGTAAGCGCAGCAAGCTATTGGAAATGATAAATGAAGTTAGCTGAGTTAGTCAAGACAAAGGCTTATAGAGTTTTAGGAATAGACGCCTCAACAAACTCTATAGCTTTTTGCTTAATGGAAAACGATGTTCCATTAAAGTGGGGCAAGATCGAACTTTCTGGCATGGATATATATGAAAAAATATATGACGCTAAAAAGAAGATGAGCCTGATGCTTGAAGAACTTAAAGCAGACTATATCGTTGTAGAGGGAGCCATACTTGTAAGATCGCCAGACGCTGTGATAAAATTGTCTTATGTTTATGGAGTTGTTATTGCTGAATTAATGTCTACTGGAGCTAAAGTTATTACGATAGCCCCTACTTCATGGCAGTCTTATATTGGAAATAAGAATCCAACCAACGCAGAGAAGGCGGATATTAGAAAGAAGAACCCAGGGTATGCAGACTCATGGTACAAGAACCAGATAAGAAATATGAGAAAGCAGAGAACCGTAGACTACTTTAATGCTAAGTATGATCTATATTTAGATGATTTTGACGTTGCAGATTCATTTGGAATTGCACACTATGCAAATAAGGTTTTGACTGAGCGATGAAGCTGTACCAAAGTAAAGAATGGCTGTACAGAAGATATGTTGTTCAAAAGAAAACAGTTACAGAAATAGGTAAGGAATGCGGGGTCTCTGCTATGACCATACAGAGATATTTAGAACAGTTTGGGTTAATTAAAAAAAGATGATAAAAGAATTTAATGAGTTCTGTGATGGTAAAGAGAGCTATTCTCAGATAAGACAGGACTTACTGCCGCTGTTCTTTCTTGGCTCAGATCCAGGATATTTTGTAGAATTTGGTGCATGTGACGGAGTATATCTTTCAAATACATTTCTTTTAGAAACATACTACGGATGGAAAGGCCTTTTAGTAGAGCCATCTAGCCATTACAATAAAGTTTTAAGAGCTAAAAGAAATGCTGCAATCGAAACCCTTTGTGTTGCCGATGAAAGCGGAAAGACAGTAGAGTTTACCGAAGTATCTGGACTACAGGGTCTATCTGGTATATCAGAGTATGCATTCAATGATGTGCATACTCAAGCAAGAAAAAACAAGGGATTTACTTACGAAGTAGACACTATCTCTTTAAAGGATTTACTAGATAAACATAATGCTCCAGATGTTATTGATTATATTTCTATAGATACAGAAGGATCAGAGTATTCAATTTTAAAAGCCTATGATTTTTCTAGAAAGTTTAAGGTTATGTCAGTCGAACATAATAATACTTACACAAAAGATCTAATAAATGATTTGCTTTTTTCAAAAGGATACGTTAATGTATTACCAGAAGAATCGAAGTGGGACAGCTGGTATGTTTTGCCAGAAATCTATAATAATTTTTGTGAAAGGTTAGGCTGGATAAATGTCTAATACAGTATATACAGGTGGAACCTTTGATCTTTTTCATTCTGGACACGTAAATCTTTTAAAGAGATGTAGAGAGATTGCTGGTAAAGATGGCAAGGTTGTTGTTTCATTAAACACAGATGATTTTATATGGCAGTTTAAAAATAAAAAGCCTGTATGTAGCGAGCAGGAGAGGCTTGAGGTCTTGTTAGCATGTAGACATGTAGATGAGGTTGTTATGAACGTAGGCGGACAGGATTCTAAGATAGCAATTGATTTAGTTAACCCAAACTATATAGTGGTCGGATCTGACTGGGCGGAGAGAGACTATTATTCCCAGATGAGCTTTGATCAAAAATGGCTTGACGATAGGGGTATAGGTCTTGTATATGTTCCGTATACAAAAACAATATCTTCAACCGATATAAGAGGAAGAATAAAATGAGTTTTTTTACTTATTTAGTTTCATGGGATAACTTCCACGATAATTGTGTGTCTATTGAAAAAGAATTTAAATCTATTGGTCAGCCAATTAAGGTTATTAATTCTGGCTCTACCCCTGTAAATGGGTGGGACAATGTTGGAGACATAAGATACTATAGACAATTTCATCATGCCCTTAAAAATTTTGATAATTCTTATGACTATATGGCTTTTATGTGCGGAGATGTAAGCTATAATAATTGGCCAGAGTTTATTAAAAGAGCAGATCAGGTTTTAAATACATATAACAACATAGGTCTCTATGCTCCACACCTAACATACGAGCCTTGGAATGAATATGCAACCAGTCTAATGGTATCTCAATATGATAAAGATATTAATATTGCTTCAAATACAGACGGCATACTTTTTATTATGCATAAAGATATTGTAGCAAATATGTTAGACTACTTTAATTATTTAGATCAGGATCCAGATTTTAAGGGCATGGTTTCTGGCTGGGGCATAGATTTAATTTGGTCTGCTCTGGCTATAAATAATTCAAAATTAATTTTAAGAGATAAGACGCATATAGTAAATCATCCTCAGGGTAGCAGCTATAATCATGATAAAGCTACACAAGAAGTTATTAAGGTTATGCAAAAGTTTAATGAATTTGCCGTATCTAAAGATATGGATATAGAAAAAATAAACTCAATTATAAATAAGATAACTGGCAGAATGAGCCATGACCCAGAATGCATGAGATATGAAAACTTTTATGAAAAAAATTTTCATTCTGTAGAAAAGAAGTTTGATATAAATTATCATATTATTTACATAGATGATACTAGAAAGCAAAATAGAGACTTAATAGATCACATCCTTAAATCAAATAAAATAAACCTTAAGTCTTTAAATGCAAAAGATCCAGATCAGCTAAGTAAGTTTTATGAAGATAACCAGGAATTTAGGCTTGGTTGGCAAGGATTTAAACCTGGAGAGATAGGTAACTTCGGTAGCCATTATTTAAGCTGGAAGTATCTTGTAGATAGCAGCCTAGACAACTTGCTTATATTTGAAGACGACTCCTTGCTAAAAGATAATTTCGTAGAGAAATATAATATTGCAATGATAAATACTCCAGCAGACTTTGATGTTTTGAGTATATATGTTGATCCAAATCAGTATGGAAGATTTACTGACCAAGACAGAATAAATAAATATATTGCTACTGGTTATCAAGACTGGTCAACCTTATGCTATGTTGTGTCTAGACAAGGCGCAAAGAAACTGATAAAATATGTTGAAGAAAACGGAATGGATTACCCAACTGATTGGTTCATATTTAGGCGGGGCCATGAAGGTATATTTAATGTTTACACGCTAACACCAAGCTTTCAATCGCCGTTGGCAATTGATACACAATACGAATCTCAGGTTCAGTAAGGAATAAAATGGCGGAATACCCAGAAAAAGAAAAAGGCTATCAGATGTGGGTTACAGATCTACAGTTAATAGCAACAGATGCACCATCAGGACAGAAGATTTTAAATCAGTGCTTAGAAGTTGCAGGTATGCTAATTAAAAAGAATATTTCATATGGAGATTCAGCATTAAATCCAATGAGATTGTTTGCAACATCTGACTCTGTAGAGCAGCTAAAGGTTCGTATTGACGATAAACTAAATAGAATTAATCACGCACAGGGCTTTGCAGGAGATAATGATATTGATGATTTAATTGGATATTTAATTCTGCTTAAGATTGCCAATCAATCCTAGTCAACCAGAATATGGTATACTTATAATATGACTATGGAAATTGACCTGCCTCAACATATGGATAGAATGAATACCGTAGTTGAAAAATTACTACAGGGTAATTCTGCCACTCAAATTGCCACCATTACTGGCTACCAGCGCAAAGAAGTTGTTGAGTTAATCGATGAGTGGAAGAGTATTGTGCATAACGACAATGCTATTAGGGATCGTGCTAAAGAGGCTATCTCTGGTGCAGATCAACATTATGCAATGCTCATTAAAGAGGCTTGGAAAACAGTCGAAGATGCAGATACCCAGGGGGCCTTGGCTGTAAAGTCTGGAGCATTAAAGCTAATTGCGGACATCGAGACAAAGCGAATAGGAATGCTTCAGTCTGTAGGAGTGCTTGAAAATAACGAGCTGGCTTCTCAGGTAGCAGAGGCCGAAAGAAAACAAGACGTTCTGGTAAAAATATTAAAAGAGGTTACCTCTACTTGCCCTAAATGTAAGATGGATGTTGCTAAAAGATTATCTCAAATTACAGGTGTAGTTGAGTCTATTGTAATTGAGGAAGATGCAAGTGGAATTTAGTTTTGATGATCTCATTGACATATTGGATGGCGAAGAATTTGAAGAGCGTCCAGTCGATCTTCGTACATTTGTAACAAGCCCAGACTATTTAGGCTTACCACCTTTATCTGAGCATCAGTATACTTTAATTGAAAAGTCTTCTCAAATATATAAAGAATCAACACTCAAGAAGCTCTTCGGAGAAGAAGAGGGTTCAAGAATGTTTAAGCAAACCTGTAATGAAGTTATTGCCCAATTAGGTAAAGGTTCAGGAAAAGACTATTCATCTACAATATCTGTAGCATATATTGTTTATTTACTTTTATGTTTAAAGGATCCAGCATCTTATTATGGCAAACCACCTGGAGATTCAATTGATATTCTTAACATAGCAATTAACGCACAGCAGGCTAACAACGTCTTCTTTAAGGGTTTTAAGACCCGAATAGATCGCTCCCCATGGTTTGTTGGCAAGTACGATCCAAAAGCCTCTGAGATGAAGTTTGACAAGGCTATAACAGTACACTCAGGACACTCGGAACGTGAGGCTTGGGAGGGCTACAACGTAATCATAGTTATCCTTGATGAAATTTCAGGCTTTGCTATTGAAAATACAACAGGGCATGATCAGGCTAAAACAGCAGATGCTATATATCAAATGTATCGTGCATCAGTAATGTCACGTTTCCCAGACTTTGGTAAAGTTATTCTGCTCTCATTCCCAAGATTTAAAAACGATCCAATTCAAAAATTTTATGAGTCAGTTATAGGTGAAAAAGAAACTATTGTTAGAACAAAGACAATGAAGATGGATGACGATCTTCCAGATGGAATTGAAGGAAACGAAGTAACTGTAGAATGGGAAGAAGACCATATTAAGTCTTATCTTTATCCTAAGACTTATGCTCTAAAGCGCCCAACATGGGAAGTAAATCCTACAAAAAAGATAGAAGATTTTAAGGTAGATTTTTATAGAGATATGATGGATGCACTGGGTAGATTTGCATGCATGCCACCAGAAATGATTGATGCATTCTTTAAGTCTAGAGAAAAAGTTGAAAAAGCTTTTAATAACACTGGACTTGCGGTAGATAAATTTGGAAGAATAGAAGAGTGGTTTAAGCCAGATCCAGACAAGAAATATTTTATACACGTAGACTTAGCTCAAAAGCATGACCATTGTGCAGTTGCTATGGGTCATGTATCTAGATGGGTTAATGTTAGAGTTACAAATGAGTATACTCAGCCAGCCCCAATTGTTGAAATTGATGCAGTAAGATATTGGACGCCAACACCAGATAAGTCTGTTGACTTTACTGAAGTAAAGGATTACATTCTTGCATTAAAGAGTCGTGGGTTTAACATAGCAGTGTGCACCTTTGACCGATGGAACTCTCATGATATGATGCAGCAGCTAAAGGCTTATGGAATTAACACAGAAATTTTGTCGGTAGCTAAGAAGCACTATGACGATATGGCTATGGTAATATTAGAAGAAAGACTTAACGGG